GGTTGGGTGTTGGGGGTAACCCCATGGGGGGGGTGGTTAGGGTAACGGGGGCAAGGGTTTGTGGTCCAAAAATTTCCAATGGTCTTCCTAGGGTATACTATGCAGGTAACCTTGTAATTCCTGCCGCAACTGCAAACGAGTCAATCCACTACCTCCGGATGGTAGATTCTGTAGTGCCATTTCAAGCTGTTGCTGAGTAAGACCTCCTGGCTGAGCCATAAGTTCTCGTCGCAACTGCTGGAGTGTCACTCCGGTGCAAACACTGGGCCGGTTCTCAAGTTCCTGTCTGAGTTGCGATAGCGTCACGCCCCCTATAGAAGTAGGCGGTGGCGGAGCTATCGGACCCAAGGTCACTCCATTTCTCCAAATCCCAATATTGTTCCCCTGGTCTCCTTGGGGCGGGCGTGGGCCAAACACTGGAACTACCCAACGGTTGTTCACACGCGATGGTGCGGTGTCACTAGGTGCATACCACACTTCGACCTCACCATTTGGTGAGTTTAGCGCATATGTCATGTTGACACTTGCTTCTATCCTCGCCAGTTGTGCTGTTCCCTCCCACTTGGCGCGCTCCAGCTCATAACTCACGTTAAAGCAGGGCAGCACTAGTTCCTTCATCACTGAGTTGATGAAGAAGAGAAAAGCTTCAAAGTACTCTTTCCCATGTGGTACACAATCCATGAGCGACATTTCTATGCGCATCTCTAGATCAGGCCACCAGGCTTTCGACTTCGTGTATCTCACACGATCTAAGATCGTCTTCCTCTCTAATGGTGCCAAGTACATTCCCGTTAGCGTGTCATACTTAAATGCGCGCTTTAGGAAACGTATGTCATCCCACTTAGAAAAGGGTTGTGTTTGGTCCCTTGGGTTCTTCTGACCATCGGTCATTAGCACACCAAATGGTTCCAGGCACAGTGCAATAGCTTTAAGGTTATACCAGCTAGCAACTTGCGCCTTCACAGTAACCACGTTATCATCGCCATACACAATGGCTTTAACGTGCTTGTCGAATTCCGTCATTGAGTAAAACTCAGGTGCGTGCTTTGAAGCAAGCAACATCCAAGCAACCCTCAGGTAAATCATGTTGACCACGCTATTCCCAATCGCAGTGAACGGCATACCAGACGCCATTCCTTGGTTGATTTTCACGCGGACATTTGTTACTTGCGCAACGCGATCATAGGAGTACCTAATCAGCACCTTGCGCACCATCTGAGTGTAGAAGTCGCCTCCCATCGTCCCATTCACTATATCTGCAAAAGCATCTAAAGTGGTGGGATGGATCGTTGAATCAAACGCAGTGTAATCCGCATCAAACACAAGATCTGAGTTGGCCTTCAACCGGTGTATCATTTCAGTCCACTCGGAGCCGGACATAGGGTTGATCCCTACCTGGCTATCAACTGAGTGCCTGTTGTACTGCAGGAGCGCGATGAATGGAAGGAACGCCGCCCTCTCTGCCAGAAGCAGATCAATGGGTGGGTTCGCAATTCCTCGGGTGGCTGGCTTCTCGAAGACTTTAGATCTCTTGAGCAGCTCATCCTTCATAAACTCCGTAAATACAATGTCGTCAACCATCAAACCTTTTTGAGCTGCGCTAATGATAGCCTCATATCTCTCAAGGCATTTCTGGTTAATGCATTCCCTCTTCGGCATCCCATTCAGATAGGTTCCTGTCTCAATAAAGAGAGAACTCTTCTTCTGGATATTCTCCAATGTGTATGGTAATCCAGGGGATGTGTGGAAGTTGATCGCATCAAAAAACGGAGCTCCAGGTATGCCGTTAACGGCCTGCTCGAAGCTCAACAGTTCTGTGGGGCGACACGGGTGGCGAAGGTGCGAGAATTGTACTGACAGGTGTTGTACAACAAGCGCTAGCTCCTTCTCTGGGAGAGGGCTGATCACTTTGTTGTATTTACCCATGATATCTGGCCTCGGATCATACGGATATGGGACCCGCGGATCATCAGGTTTCAATACAGCAGGCACACGAAAAGGAGGGTCTGGGAAGAACCTACTCACGGTGCTCTTCTTGTAAGAAGTCCACATGTTACCACCGACACACTCAGGGGTGACCTCAACAACCTCAAGTCCATAAGGCTCCATGTTTATCATAGGCTCACGAACCATCATCTGCATTGTTAATATCACATCAAGAGCGCTCTCTCTCGCCTCGAAAACTGGTTCAGGCAAGTAGTTCACTCTGTCTGCGTGAGGCCAAATGGGTTCAGTGCTCTTCAATGCTGCTTGGAGCATCTCACGGCACACAAAAGTCCCAATTCCATTGCCTGTATCTGGTCCATTCTCCAGGGCGCCGCAGTGTATGGCAAAAACTTTACCTCCAGCATGGGGTAGCACCAGAAGGGAACCACAGGCACCTCCACCCGTGGATGAAGGATAAGAGTAGCCATCAAGGTAGATGCACGTCTCATTCTTCACACCATGAGTCCCATCAAGATTTAGGAATGTGTTCAAAGTCTTCCCGGCTTCCCTCCGCGTCACACTTGCAGTGCGTTGTGGAAAGAAGTCTATTTCATCGGTATGACTGATCAACAAACCCACGGTGGGGTAGGTGTGCATTAATTCCACTTCACTTGCAATAAGGTTCCAATTTGATCGGATTCCCTGCAAAGCTTGAGGTAGACAATACATCGACACGTCCGTATCGGTGACAACGTGCACTCGCTTCTCGTCAAACTTGAAGTTATGCACTTTGATACCATCCTTCGAACGCCAGTGCAAGGTAATTTCAGCACCGTTTGCAGTCCCACCACCCACACACCAAAAGTGGCG